AATGGGTGATCACCGCTCCGCTTCACGCCGTCATCGACGGCCAGTCCGTGGCGACCGACCGCTACGGCATCTTCGCCAAGCCGCAAGGTGCCGACACGCCGACGCTCTGGGGCGCCGTGACCGACCGCTACGGTCTGATCACACCCGACGACGTGGCGCAGGTCTGGGACGAAACGATCGGTCGTCCGATCTACCGTGCAACACTCCGAGACAACCGCTTTCTGCTCTCGACGCCGTTGCGCGACTTCGACGTGCTCGGCGACCAGCACGCGGCGCATCTGTTCGTGGTCAATCCGATGGACGGCCTCCATTCGGCGATGACGTTCAGCAGCGTGCTTCGATTCTTCTGCTTGAACCAGATCATGGTCGCGATGAACAGCGCATACGCGACGTTCAAGATCATCCACGACCGCGACGCCGTGCAGCGGTTCCGCGGATGGCTGAACGAAGCTGTCGCTCAGGTCGAAGGATCGGTAGATGAGATTCAGGCAGCCGCGACGATGCTCGCGGGCGTCACGGTTACCGAAGCAGACGTGGCCGACGTGCTGTCTGCCGCCTACCCGAATCCGAAGCGGCCTCGGAACACGGCGCCGGGAACGGTGATGCAGAAGCGCTATCAGCGGTGGGAATACCTCTCGCAGCGGTCGCAGGCGTATCGCGAAGCCGCGAAGACGCTGTTCTCCGGCGCTGGAACCGGCATGGATCAGGTGTCGATGAAGGGCACGGCTTGGGGTCTGCTGAACGCGATCGTGGAGACCGAGGACTACCGCCAGGCGAAGAACGATGACGACCTGGACGCGATCGGCGACATGATCCTGCTCGGCGAACGAGCGGACACGAAGCGGCGCGCGTTTCATGCGGTGATGAACCTCGCCGCGTGAACTGTAAGCTACTCGCAAATCTTTCGAGTAGGCCGAAGCCCCCGTCTTCATCGGGGGCTTCGCGCTATGTGTGCAGGACGGATTCCGTCCGGGCTCGTATGAGCTTACCATCGGATCGAGACTTCGACCACGCCAGCATCGAGCGGGGCAAGCCGGGCGAACGCCCCTGGGCTCAGATCGATGATCCTACCCGGCACGTACGGCCCTCGATCTAAGATAACGACTTCCACGAATCGTTTTGGATCGCGTGCGCTAACAACGCGAACCTTTGCTCCGAACGGCAGCCAGCGGTGAGCAGCGAACAGTCCGGTGAGCTTGCGACCTGAGGCGCCGACAGAACCCGTATACCAAGACGCGAGACCGCATTCGATCCGCTTTGATTGACTCGCGCGCGATGTTTCACGGGAAACATGAATCCTGGCCGGGGCGGCCGACGCTGAAGGGGGACCAACAGACGCCGAACCGACCCCGGCTGGGACTTCCACCGGAGGAACAGTAGGAGCGCTGCAACCGAGCACGAACAGAAGCAACGCCGCCAGCCAGCTACGGCGCACGCTGTATCAGAGGCGGAACCGTCGCCGAATCGCTGTTGTCGCGTGCCTTCTTGAAGTCGTACACGCTCGACGCGATCGACGTGACCAGCAAACCGATGAAGACCTTCTCAGAGCCGTTCAGCCCGGCAAGCGACATATCCCCGATCGAGATAGAAGCTCCGAAGCGCGTGGCCGCGGCCAGCCACACGGCGCCGAGACCTGCCGCCCATGCGATGATCTGGGTCACGACACCGTTCCAATCGCGCGCGAACAAGTACTTCAGGAAATCCACGAACTTCCAGACAAGGGCGGCAAGCGCCACAGTCGGTACGATTTCCATGCTGATCCCCTCCCTCATTTCGACTTCAGGCATTGACCTTGCGGATTCGCTCGACATGGCGTCGGCGAAGGACTCGGGCTTGGAGCAGGCGTCGGTGAAGGCGGAGCGAGGGTCGCTCGGATGATGATGCGACCATCCTGTTGTTCGATGGTGAACCGCAATCTGGTTCGCGCTTCGTGGTCGCGAAGAAGAAGCTCGATCCTGGCGACCAGATGCCGGATCAGCGCGTCGGTGTTATCCCGACCGTTCGCCGTTTCGCTGGTGAGCCTCGCGAGTACGCCAGCATTGCTGTTCGCGAGCGTCTTCAACTCCGACGTGTTCGCCGTCACCGCGGCATTCTGGGTCCGGTCGCCGAGCACCATCGCAACTTGCGATCCGATCATAGCCAGCACCGCAACAGCGACGATCTTATCGACGCTCAGCCAGCGTCGCCGTTTGGGGGGCGTCCCGTCCATCTGGTAATTTCTTTCTCTAGCCATTCGATCCGCACACGATCACGTTCACGTCCACGTTCACATTCGCGAGCTTTCGACTCGGCTTCATCAGTTCGCTGCTCAGCCGCATCGATCTTCTGCTCTAACTCGTTGATCCGCGTCTGGTATCTCACAACCTCCTGACGGAAGCCATCGACCAGCAGGCGCCATTCATCGGTGACGCTCCGATCGGCCTTCGCGTCGATCTTCCGCTGCTGGCGGTGGTCGAGCCTGAAAGACCGGACGATCGCTCCGACTCCGGTAACCATTCCCGCCGACGCGGTGATGATCAACGCTGTTCCTTGCAGGTCTGCCATGCGTCATGCCGCACGCCGACGCTTCGCGGGCTTGCGCGTCGCCTTCCCGCTCGGCTTGCGTCGAGCCGAAGCACGTCGAGGAACATCCAGGCCGTTCACAGCGTCAAGCACCTGTCGCACCGATGCTGCTCCCGCCTTGCTGAAGCGCGTGTTCGCTCCCGAGACCGAAACCGCTCCGTACAGGTAGTCCAGGTCCGATCTGATCTTGGCGTAGACCTTGTTCGCCACGTCGTCGGCGAGTGCCATCAGTTCCCCCTTCATCGCGTTCAGCGCCGTGACCGGGCTGGTGAAATAGCCATAGGTGTTGCGGGTGAGGAGCGAGAAGTGCAAATGTTTCGGGACGCCTCCAGTCGTCCCCATGAGCCCGATTACCTGATCCGCCCGAACTCGCTGACCGTTCGTAATGTATGCACGGTTCAGATGGCAGAACAGAAGCCAGAGCCCCGTCGCGTCGTCTCGTACGATGACGTGGATGCCGAGCGCCGACGAGAAATAGGCTCGATACGCGACGCCGTTGACGCCTGCGTAAATACGATCGCCGTACCCGTGGTCTTGAAGATCGATCCCCCAGTGGGCGCGGGTGCCCGTGTAGACGTTGTACGAGCGATAAGGCGAGCCATCGGGCTTCGTGGGTCGAGACCATTCCGCCGCCATGAACGTCTCGCGAAGGAAGTTCTCCGGCTCGGTGATCGGATACGACAGTCTGAACGAAGCCATCGCGCGGAGCTTGCGGCGTGGCAGAGTCGATTTCTTGATCCTCGGGCGATGGACTGGCCAAGGCTCACCGTTGGCATTCCACGGGTCAAGCTCGGGATTCCACTTGCCGCGCCGACCATAGCGACGCTTGGCGACATAGCGCGCGTCGGTCATTTGCGCTCCACGGCGACGCACGCTTCTCCGTCTTCACCGAGCAGGCGGGCGAGCGTGTCGAAGGACAGCCAGAAGCGTCCTCTCTGAGCCCATTTGCGCCCCCAGCTATTCTTGGCCCGGAACAGCTTCGCGTCGGTATCGACGCCGTTGATGATCCAGGCGTGGCCTCCGGCAATTTCCCCCAGATCATCGGTCGGATCGACTCGCATCTTCCCATCGACCTCGACCGGCTCGAACATCGCCTCGTACCAGTTGGTTCCCATCACAACCGGGCCGAAGCGCAGGATCGCGTCAGCTACCGTGGGAACGTCGAACGCCCAACGGAACTCGGTAATCAGACCACGAGCGCGGAGCGCCTTGGCGCCGCCACGTACCGACGTGCCGTCGTAATCTGAGCCGGGCCATTCGTCGTTGGCCTGAGCCTCAGCGTAGACCATATCCGGCTTGATCAGCGGCGCCGGTCCCGAATGTGTAATCGGACCGTCCTCGACCCAGTGGGTCCAGGCATATCCGACGCATTGAGACGTGTCGCCCTGATCACCCCAGAATCCGTTGTCGTTCCAGAAGCGGCGATGACGCTCCGTTGGCCGCAGCAGAGCGCGCACCGGGAAGCGATGGTCGTTCGGGTCTGGAGCTACCAGACGGCCTAGTCCTTTGCCGCTCGGTCCGCTCATGTGTGTCCCCCTTCCTGGCCGCTAAGCGGCCTGGTAGATCGCCCAGAACTCCGGTGAAAATGCCGACGACGACTGAAGGGCGTTAGCCTGTGATCCTCCCGAGTCCTGATAGCCCTCGAACTCAATGTAGTCGCCCGCCGCGAACGGCCACAGCGTCGGACCCGTCATGCCAATCACGTTGATGCTCACGCCTGAACGAAGCTCGACCGCTATCTCCGTCCCCCCATTGATTCGGATGCGCCCTCCGCGTCTCGCCCCGCCCGCGAACGCCGCAATCGACCATTGACAGGCCACCAAGTACTTCCCGGCGGTCTGAAACGTGATTCGGCTGTTGTTCGTCGCCGTGTCGTGCATCAGGTCGGTGTCCCAGCGCTCGCTGTTGAATGCCGCCGCCGCGCTGTACCCCGACGTAGCGAGCGTCTGATTCGCGTTGTGGTAGACGCGGCAGGATGGCGGATTGTTCAGAAACGTCATGTTGTCCCTGATTTGCTCGTTGAGCATCGCGGCGGTCACCGTCTCTGAAGTGACCCAGGTGCGAGGCGCCGTCCAAGCCATCAGCGCTTCACCACCGTCAAACCGGGTTTGATGCCGCGCGCGCGATTCTGCTTGCGAAGCTCAGCAATCGTCTCGCCCTCCACGAACCCGAACGTGAGTCGCCGGGAGACTGCAAACCAGTTCCGATTTTCAATCCCGGGGCGTTCGAGCAGAACCACCTCGATATCTTCGCGATTCTTAGGCCAGATGACCGGAAGCCATTTACCGCGACACTTCTTCGGCAATTCGTGTAGACAGTCCACACAGAAGAAGCGGTGATCTGCGGCCGAGGCCATCTGAGCGCCCGCACAGAACGGGCAAAAGACGATCCAGCGGCCATGATTGACCTCGGCGTGCGCTGAGACCGTCGCGAGCCCTTCGGGCATCTGAAACGGAGCCTTCTGATGCGGCCAGGCCCGCCGAACCAGCAGCACCGGATATGTCCAAGCCGGGTCTTCACCCATCCCTGGATTCGGAGGCGCGAGCAGGTCTTCAGCCGTGAAGATCATCAGAACCCCAGCACTGTCGTTTGACCCAGTTCAGTGTAGCCGGAAACGCCCAACGTCCAAGGGAATGTCGCCTCTGTCGGCTCCAGGAACCATGATCCTCGGGCGGCTTTCCCCTTCTCCCAGGTGCGACTGATCCCCCCGATCTGCGTCAAGCGTTCGATCATCGGCCCGCCGCCCTTCGGCCGTTTCCGTACCGTCAGAGCATCCCAGGGCGCACGCACAAGCAGGTCCGTCAAGGCTGTGTCGTGATGGCCGGTCACAGCCAACTCGCGGAAGCGGACTCGCGGGGCGGCGTATCGATTCTTGTACCCTGACGCTCGGTCCGCCGCCTCCAACGCCGAGATTCGCCGCTGAGGAACATCCAACGCACGTTCGCCGTAAACCGTCTTCGATGACAAGTCGATCGCCTTTTGCGTCGCACCGTCGCGATCGATGACGCTGATCACATTGCGAATCTCAGCGCGATAGTTGGCAGGAACGAGTCGATCGTATGGGACTTCGGTTCCAGCCGCGTGCGCGGTTGGGCTGTCGCCGTATGTCCGGCTGGAGACGATGAACGTCGGGTTCAGCTTGTACGAACGGCCGAGGAATCTGACGGCGCCATCGCCGCGCATGAAGATCATGCCGTCCTCATCGTCAGCGAGCGAGAGCAGGTAATCGAGGGCATTCCCTGAAGGCATATGCTTACCGATCGTCGTGATGCCCGCCACCAGGTCACGCCATCCGCTGTAGCTCGTCAGCCCGGCGCCCGGCCAAGACACCACGTCAAGGAACCGCGCGACCTGCTCATGCGATAGTCCTGACCGGAAAGCATCGAATCCGGCGCCGAAGAATGCATTTGCTCGACCGATCGACAGCGCCTTGTTGAAAATCGCGAGATACCCCATCGTCGGCGTGTATCGCGTAGCCGTTCCCGCCTGGTCCCGGCCGACGTAGACGTGAAATGTCGAGGAAGCCGGAGAAGCACCAAACGATCCCGACGAGCCTCCGTAGTAGGGAAGCTGAACGGCGACGCCACCGACGTTGATGAAAGCTCGGGCGACGTTGCCTTGGCGGACGATCATCACCTGCTGGAAGCCCGAGTAGGCATCGACGTTCCAGGCCACACCTTGAATAGTTCCGCTACCGTCAGTGTGTTCGAGCATGAGAATCTTCGGCGAGCCGTAGAGCGTGGCGCCTTTCCCGGTTCTCAGCCGATACGCCGAGCCCACGTCAACGATGTAGACGGGTCCGTTTCCAGCGGGCGGCCCAGTCGGGAAGCCGTTGAACCACCCGAGCATCGTCAGATCGCCGGTAAGATTCAATGCCGCAGGCGTGCCCGCGTCGCCGTACATTGTCCCGTCGAACGTCGGCGTTTGCGGACCGGTCGAATACGGTCCCGTGGACGTGCTCCCGGTCCAGCTATTCCACGTCAGATCGGCTCCGGCTGATCCGAAGTCCTCGGCGACCGATGCGCCTTCGTCCATCTTCCAGTAGGCGACCGGATCGTCTTCGAGAATCAGATCGGATAGCGGCTTCAACGTGATCCCTGCGAACAACCCGAACGCATCGACGCATGGGACCTCCACCACATCGTTATCCCAGTCGAGCGGAAAGTCTTCGATGAAGCCGTTCCATACGTCATAGGTGACCGCGGCAAAGGTCTCGCGATGGCGGACCGGCCGGGAAGGTTTGACGTTTGGACTATAGGGACCGGACGTGTTCGTCGGATCGTATTTCCGATGATCGTTCCGTAGCACCAGGATCATCGTGCCCGTCTCGGGTCGAACAAGCTCGTTCTGGCGGCCGACCGCATCCTTGGCGCCCATCACGTCAGCCGTAACCTCTGTCCAGACACGCGGATCAGCGAGTGGATCAGAGGCAAAGGCTATGTCGTATCGTGGAGTCGAGACGCCCATCAGCCGATCCCTGTCGTCACGGTACGCGCCTGCTTACGAAGCAAGCCTTCCTGTACCCAGGCGATCACGTCCTCCTTCGTGCCGAGCAGCGCGCGAGGCTGAATGATGATCGGCGCTCCGCCGCCGCCCAGTCCAGCCAGCGCCTCGCGTAGCATAGCCACAGCCTTCGGATTGTCCAGAGGGATCGCGGCTTCGCGTGGTGCAAGCTGAGCCAGCCCGCCCATGCTGATACCACCGTCATGCAACCGCGGAATCTTGATCGTCGGAACGTCGGGGATCGCCTTTCCGATCACGGGCGCCGTCGAGAGCTTACGAAGCGGCAGCAGGAAGGCGTTCACAGCCGACTCGATCAACGCCAGGACGATGTTGACGCCACCCTTGACCGCCGAAACGATGCCGTTCCAGATTCCCTTGACGCCGTTCTTCATGTTCTCCCAGGTGTTGTTCCACGCCTCCGCCAAGAACCCGACGATCCGGCGCCACCCGGCCAGAAAAGCGTCAGCCTGTCCGCTGATCCCGCGGAAGAATCCCACGATCTTCCCCAGGCCAGTGCCGATCCAGCCGACGACAGCCACCAGCGCCTTGCCGAGGCCGGTGATCAACACGGCTCTGACTCTCTGGATGATCCCGATCACGAACGTCAGTATCTTGATCAGCGGTGGAAGTACCATCACCGCCAGTTCTGTGAACAGTTCGATGATCGGCAAGAGCGCAGGTAGAAGCTCAACCAGGATGTCCAGGATCGCCGTGAATGCGGGCAGCAGCGCCTTGATCAGCGGGGGGATCAGCGGAGCGATCGCGCTCAGAATTTCCGCGAACGCCGTCGCTAGCTGCTCCAGCACGAAGCCCACTTCCTCCATCACTTCACCGATGGCCTGGAAGATCGGCTCCAACGCGCCGACCAGGATCGATACGATGGCCGTGATCGGAGGGATCAAGATTCGGAACAGGTTTCCGATAGTCCGAAGGATCGGCATGGCGGCACCGAGCACGTTGAAGAACAGTTCAGCGAGCGGATCGATGATCGGCAGGATCGTCTCAAACAGGCCCGCGAAAGGTTCGATCAGGTCGGGAAGGAACTTCGCGACTCGCGAAATGACCGGAACCAGTTCTTCCCCAAGCTGTCCGATGAACTCGCCGAACATTTTCAGCACAGGGGCCAGCGCAGGCAGGATCGCTCCGAAGGTCTTGATGATCCCGCCGAAGGCACCTGCAAGCGCCGGGCCTGCTGTCTGCATGAGTGTAGTGATGGATTCGGTCACTTCTGGAAGTGCCGACTTCAAGCCCTGAACGATCGGACCTGCGATCTGCCCAAGCCCCTGCCCGATCACATCCTTCAACGTTGACAACATCCCTTTCAAGGAAGCTGACTGCGCATCCATCAACCCCTTAGTCTTCGCGAGCGGTCCGGCGGACTTCTCGATCGCCATGATCAGTTCATTCACCTTGACCTGCCCGGCGGAGACCTTCTTCTGCGCCTCAGGGATCGATACACCCATCTGGGCGGCCAGAGCACCCCAAGCGGGTACTCCAGCTTCGGCAAGCTGGAGCATTTCTTCGCCCGTGATCTTGCCCTTCTGCTGCATCTGACCGAGCGCTCGAACTGCGGCGTTGATCTGTTCCTCACCACCGCCGACACCTGCGATCGCATCGCCGAGGACGCGCATCGTCGGGATCACGTCCTTCGCGGCCAGCCCGGCGCCTAGGAACTGACCGGCTGCACGCTGAAGACCGGGGAACTCGAACGGCGTCTTCGCAGCGAAATCTTGAAGGTCCCGAATGAAGGCGTCCGCCTTCTGAGCGGAGCCAAGCATCGTCGTAAAGCCGATCTTGGCTTGCTCCATGTCGGCGGCGATCTTCACGCCCGTTCCGACAAGGCCGGTCGCTGCCGCGGTGACGCTGAGAAGCCCAGCCGCAACGATCTTGCCTGCGGCCGATCCGACGCCGGAGAAGGATTTCAGCTTGCCTTCAGCGCGGTCCAGGCCCTTACCGAGCGCTCGATCGTCGGCGCTGATCCGCGCTTCAAGCTCCGCGGCACGAATCCCCACTCCGAGCCCTTCTCGGGCGGCTCTCCGCCCGGGTCTAGCGCCGCTTGTGGCGTCGCTTTGCTCGACGTTCAGCCGCGCGAGTCACTTCCGGGTCAGCCTCAGCAGCCATCGCGTGAAGTGCGAACGCGGTCCAAGCCAGCGAACGATCCATCAACTCCCAGGGTGGAACCCTCAGATATCGGGCGGCTTGTATCACTGGCCACCAGTCCGGCACGTCGCCCATCTGGCCCTGGGTGATCAACCACCGTCTGAGCCCCCTTGCTTGAAAGGGGCCATCATGTCCTCACCGATCGCCTTACCGACGCGCATCAGAAAGATCGCCGGAAGCTGGTCGAGCACATCCGGGCTTGTCCCAAGCGGCTTGTCGTCATCGCCGAGCAGGTCCCAAGAGACGATGATGTTCGCAAGCATCTTGGTTATCGCCCGGCCGTCCTGCTCCTTCATCGCGGCTTCTAGCTCGGTCTGAAGCCCCGTCGTCAGCGCGTTCATGTTGTACGTGACGTTCAGCACTGTTTCCTCGTCGCCGAGGAACGGATGAACCTCGATCGTGCGATGACCTCCGGCGCGTAGATCGGCAACCCGGACCGGCCGCTTCCCTTCTTCCATCGTGTCCCCCTTCGCTGAACGGTTGATCAAAGAGCCGCAAGACTCGTCACCACGTCGGCGACCAGGTAACGAGCCCAACCCGAGTCGTACATGGCACCCAACGTGAACTCGATCGCGAACACGCCATCCTCGTCGGAGAACTCGCCGGTGTCGGTCACCTTCACGGCCTGATCGAGCCGAAGGCGGTGGTTGTTCGCTCCGCTGATGTTCGCGCCCGTCGCCTCCAAGCGTACGAATCGGGTCGCGTTGTCACGCGCTCGCGCAAGCCAAGCCATCCCGTTCGCGTCTGCTTCGACGGTCAGGGTCGTCTCGATCTTCGGCTCGGTCTCGACCTGGGCCACCCACGACGACTGAGCCGCGTCCAGCACCCAAACCGGACCCCACCGATCCGAAATGCTCCAGTCGAACTCCAGGACGCGCGTGAGCTTCGTCGTGCCCAATCCCGCGCTGGTCGTATCCGAATAGACCGAAACCTGCGACGGATGGATGACCTGTTCCTCCGAAGATGTAGGAGCGGCCGTCAGCGTCACCCCATCGATGTAGTCACGGCCGATCATCGATCCTTCGATCGAGATTTCATCACGGTTCAACGTCATCCCGAACTCGGTGACCAGCCCATACGTGAACGCTCCGGCGCGGCCGTCGCCATGCTCGACGGTGAACGTCTTCGGCGTGTCCGCCGACGCCTGCGTCGGGATGAACGACCACTGATAGGCGATCGGAGCCCCGCCAAGGCTCGTCGGCGTCGCAGCGAGCAGGAGGCTGGAGAAGATGTAGGGAAGCTCCGTATAGAGCGCGCGCCCATCCAGGTCCGCGGTCGTCCAGTCCTTCCCCTTCTGCACTAGCGTCGGGACCTTCGAGCCCTGAGGCTTGAAGGGGTCTTCCTCGACGTTCGGTGAAGGCTCGATCGACAAGCCGATCAACTTCCGATTCGCCGCCACCTGCGTCCCCGGCGTCGCCTCAACACCGATCTGGGCTGCCTGGAAAATCGTCGCACGCTCCGCCATGTCGCCTCCCTATCGGTGTCGAATCCACATCGCGATGACGAACGCGGTGATGGCCACCTTCCAGATCAGGAAACCGACCAAGATCACCAAGTCAGGATCGATACGATGGCGGCGAACCGGCCGACATTCCCGTCCAAACGGATCACACGACCATCCGATCTGCTCGTTCATCGCCTACCCTTGTGCCATGATCCGATAGAAGCCTCCCAGATGACGCACTTCGCCACCCGGGCGTTCGACCAGCTTGAACTCTCGCTCCCGCCAGCAGGCCGCGACTTCGCCGCCATTCACCGCCGCCCCTCGACCCAGATGAAGCCGCATATCGATCCGTTCTGCGATCGGCTTCAGTGACGCCCAGTCATCGGCTCGCGCGATGAAGCGAACGAGGTACAGCCCGCTGTTGTCGATCCGTTCGCCGCCGACGCCGTTCAAATCCTCATTCGCCTGTTCACCATACAGTATGAACGGGAACGCGGTGTCGGGCGGAGCCGAATCGCTGTAGATACGCTCAACGCCATCGTCGCCGGTCACTTCACCCAGGATCGTCGCGTCGTCTCGCAGACGACCGTTGATCCAGTCGTAAGCGACGAGAAGAAGCTGCTCGGACACTAGCGACGCCTCCGCTTCAGAGGACCGGCAGATTTCGGGAACAGCAAGCCACCCGGCCGCGGCGCGTTGACTTGCACTTTGAGCTTCGAGAGCCCTTTACCTTGGCTCAGCGAATGCGTCGAAGAACCTTTCGACCGACCATGATCCTTCTGATTGTGCTTTCCGGGCAGATGCAACAGTAGGATCGCACTGGTCATCCAGATCATCACGCCACCTTTCGGATCGCGTCACGACACCGATCCCGGAAGAATCGACGCGCAGCTTCGACACCCGGCGTGAAATACGGCCGCGCCGCCATAGCGTACGTTCCGTACTCGGGGTATGCCGCATACTCGCGGGAAGTTGTCACGAACCAGGTCAGATCGGACTCTTTTTCGGCGAGAATGTCGTTCAACAGCGCACCCGTGTCGATCAGGTCCTTCTCTACGATGTTCGCCTTGATGTTGCCTTCCACGACGAACGCGGTCTCGGCAACCGCTTTGCCTAGCTCGCGATGCATTTGCCGTCCGATCGCCCGCAGGCGATTCGACTTCACAACAATCCGAACGTCGGCCTTCACGGCTTGTCCTCGACCGCATCGACCCGAGTAAGGACCTCCAACGTCTGACCGGCCGTGATCGACGTCACCCGCCAGCGCGTCTCCCGATAGGTAAACCGATCCGCCACCTTGATATCGGCCTCGGCCCGAACGAGGAACGTCGCCGTTGGAATCTCGACGCCTTCAGCGTTCGTCGGCACAGCAGGAGCACTCGGCGGGACGCGCAGCGTTGAGATTTGCCGTACCGGAGCCCACGTCAACGTCCGTCCGCCGTAGCCGTCGCGGGTCTGTTCGGATCGCATGATCGTCATGCGTTCGGTCAGCAAGCGGTTCGCCTGCTGGCGCATCGAATCGAGCAGCGTCACCATCCGCTCGCCTCGTTCAGATCGCTTCGCCGCATCCGGGCCGTTCCGATCGTAGACGTTCCCGGCGCCGGACCCCCACCCGTCGCTTGCCCTTCGTACTGTTTGATCAGATCGAGGATCGCATTCGATCGCTTCGACGGTGACACCGACACGCCATCAGCCGAGAAGTCCACGTCGTCCTTCGCTTCGGCCAGTGCCCAAGCGAGCACTTCCGCGGCCGTTCCGTACAGGTCATAGCTGTATCCCGTCAGGAACAGGCTCGGGTTCTGCGTCGCGTTGAACGTCCAGACACCCGACGCCAGATCAGCCGACGCGAAGACGCCAGAATCAAGAGCCACTTCGTCAGCCGTCGTGATCGTGTAGCCCAACTGGAAGTCCGAACCCTCCCAGTTGCCGAGCCCATCGGCCGAGAAGACCAGGTAGTCCCCGGACAGGTCAGGTTCGGCGGTCAGCGGACGCTGAAGCCACCGCTCCCGATGCCTGTCCAGGGCCTCCTGAAGCCTATCGTCGGACCAGCGCGGATCAGCCGTGCTGCCGTCGCCGACGAGCAGCCGAAGGCGAGCGATCAGGTCCGCCATCGTCGGTCTGGCCACGGGCTTCCTCCGCTTCGATTTCCGACAGAACCGCCTCCATCGAGATTTCCTCATTCAGCGGTTCGTCGGTCTCCGGGTCGCGATACGCCAGAAGCGTCTCAGCACCAGCATCATCGGTCACGGTCACCGAACCAGTGAGGCGATTCCTGATCCGGCGATTCCGTTCCGGGACAGGCTCCAAGGAAGCATCCCGCGCGGGGATGCTTTCCTCGGAACCCTCGACCTCAGGCGGCACGCTATTCCTCCGCCTGCTCGTTCAATCGAGCAGCCGCTTCGGCCTCGTCCGTAGGCGTCGCGCCTCCCTCGGGAAGCGTGTTGTTCATCGACGCTTCGTGACGAGCGGCTACGTCCTCGCGAACCGAGCCGGGCGGCGGCTCCACGTCGCCTGACGCGCGCTGGCCTCGCGCCAGCGGGTGAGCGGCGTCTGCGCGCTTGCCGCGGTCTTTCCGGGCGTCCTGCGGGATCGTCGGACCCGCAGTCGAACCCTTCGGCTGACCGCCGCGTTCGGCCATCGCGGCGGCATCCGTGGGGATCGCATCGTCGGGAACACCGAAAGCCGCCTCGGTGACAGCCGCCCCTTCGTAAGCGAGCGAGCCGTCGCCCTTGCCTTCGATGTAGAGCGCTTGCCCGGTGATCGGATCGTGCTGGCCCAGAAGGTAGGCGGCCTGTTCGGCGCTGACCTTGTGGGCGTGACCTCCGATTCGGCTATACACCGTCACCGTGTTGGAAGCCTTACGCTCCCGCGGCCTCGCGGCTTCAGCCGTTCCTGCCTGCTTCTTTCTCCGCGGCACTTTGTCACACCCCCTTCTAGGCGTTCGTCGCCGTGATCGTCACCAGCGCGTTCGGCTCGATGACCTTCGCACCGTAAACGATCAGCGCCTTCACCGCATCCGCGAACCGGCGTTCCGGCCGGTACGCCTCGACGGATAGAAGCTGCTCGGCGAACGTGATCGCGTCGTTCGTCCCGGCCATGATCTTGTACTCGCCGGGATCGCCCTGCTGGACGTTGTTCGACTTGAACACGTTGAACGAGGCGACCTGCCCGGCGAAGCCGTTGCGGATCGTCGTCTCTCCCGTGTTCGCCGCATTGATGAACTCGTCCGATTTCGCGAGCTTACCGACAGCCCACGGAGGAAGAACGACCCAGCGGCCCTCTGTTGGCACGTTGTCCTCGTCCAACAGCACGCCAGCATCGACCAGCGTGTCGTAGATGTTCGAGGCCGTCAGCGCAATCGGCGTCGTGTCATCACCGAGAGCGTTGCCCGCATCGACGTACTTGCCCGCGATGAAAACGTCTTGAGCGTCGCGGAACTTGTACGCGACCCGAGACGTAGCCCGCGCCAACAGGTCCGCGTTCGCCTGCACGTCGTCCAGGTCATCGACCTGGAAGTTCACGTACTTGGCCTGATCGATGACCAGCGAGCGCGTGTTGTCGGACAGAACCTCAGGCGCCGCGATATCGGTGTTCCGCGTGTAGTTCGACACCGTTGGATCGCCGATCCCGTTGATCTTCACGGTATCGCCCTGCTGGCGGATTTCACCTTCGTAATCGCGGTTCACGACCTGCGGGCCGGTGAACACCTGAGACTTGTCTAGGGTGTCCTTGATCCGAGCCGACCACAGGGTCGGGATGAAGTTCGTGACCGCACCGACCTCGTTCTGATGGAACGTGGCCAGCGTTGTCTTCAGGCGCGCTCGGATGCGAGTGAGCACCGAAGACCCGCCGCCGGGAAGCGACGGTCTGATCTTCATACCGCGCCGGGGCGCATGGTAGGGATACATGGCTATCCCTTCCGCTTGCGGCCACGCGAACGCGAACGCTTCCGATTCGCCTTCTTCACGAACCGACCGTTCGCAGCGCGAGGCCGACGTGTTCCGCGTCGGGCCATCGAGCGATCCTCCTGGGACTATGGAACGAGCTACGCGACGCCTGCGCGTCTCCGTGCGCGTTCGGCGGCCAATGCTGCCTGAACGGCATCCCAGTTCGCGTTGATTTCCGTCTCGCTCATCTTGGCCACGTCGTCCATTGACAACGCCTTGCCGTTCCCGTTGTTCGGTTGCCCTGTCGCCGGAGTCGCCTGCTGTGTCGCCGGGACAGTAGCGCCGACCAGATAAGGTTCGGCTTGGATCAGCGTTTGAACGACTGCTTCAGCGTTCGTCGGATAGCCATTCTCATCGAACTCCAGCGCGGTCTGATCGATCAGCCTCGGAGCCAAGCCCGGGTTCGTGAGCTTCAGCTTCGCCGCCGCGGCGATCACGGTGTTGTTGATCCGTTCCGCCTTCAGGTCTGCTAGAGCCTGATCGCGTTCCTGCTCGGCTTTCGCCTTCAGGTCTACGAGCTTGTCGGCTTCCGACTTGCCTTGGCCTTCCAATTCGGCCAGACGAGCCTTCAGGGTCTCCAACTCTCCCTGAGTGGCCCGCAGGTCCTTCCGATACCGGGCGGCCTCGGCGTTCGCCTTGTCCAAGTCCTCCTGAGTCGGAGTCTTCGCTGGCTGGTTGCCTCCGCTCGGCTGCCCCTCACCACCAGGGTTCGGTTGGCCGTTCGGCTCGGTCCCACTGGACCCACTACCGCTGCCGTCGCCCTCTTGACCACCGGATACGGCTCGGATGCGCGTTCCATCCGGGAAGAACCATATCCCGTTGATCAAGCGCGGTTCGGCCCTACCATCGGACCTACTGGCCCCCTTGCCGTTGCCCACTCGGGCACCCCTTTCCTGACTATGGGGAAGGGTACTCGACAGCACTCTACGAGCGATTCCCAGTTTTGTCCAGCACCACGCCTACCGTCGAAGTCCCAGATCGGCAAGCGTCGCAACGCGCGGGT